GAAATCGAAAAGATGAACCACTGGTGGTCGTAAGGTCGATGAAAGGTTTTGGAAACCACAGGTTGACAAATCAGGTAACGGATTTGCTGTAATTAGGTTCCTACCAGAACCAGAGGGAGCAGACCTTCCTTGGGCACAGGTATGGAGTCACGCATTTCAGGGTCCTGGCGGTTGGTACATCGAAAATTCGTTGACAACTCTCGGTCAGAAAGATCCAGTAAGTGCATTGAACAGTTCCCTATGGAACTCAGGCAATGAAGCAGACAAAGATGTCGCACGTAAGCAGAAGAGAAAACTCTCCTACTACAGTAACATCTATGTTGTTAAAGATCCTCTCAATCCAGAGAATGAAGGCAAGGTATTCTTGTACAAGTATGGCAAGAAGATCTATGACAAGATCATTGCAAAGATGCAACCAAATGAGAACGATTACGATCCAGAACCAGCGTTCAATCCTTTCGATCTATGGAAGGGTGCTGACTTCAAATTGAAGATCAAGCAAGTCGCAGGTTTTTGGAACTACGATGATAGTTCTTTCACTACACCAGGTACTCTTGGTGGATTTGATGATACTAAACTTGAAGAAGTTTACAATCAAGCATATGATCTAAATGATTTCACTGCACCTTCAGAATTCAAGACCTACGAGGAACTTGAAGCACGTTTGAAGGTTGTTCTCGGTGCAGCACCTAAACCTGTTGACCGTGAAACAGTTGAAACAGAACTAGAAGACCTATCTGAAGGTCTTGGTAATACCGTTCAACCAAAAGAAGAATGGACATCTGCTGTGGACAATGTAAAAACTGGCACAGAAGATGATGATGCTCTGTCATACTTTGCTAAACTAGCAGAAGAATAGAACAGAAATTTATTATGAAAAGATTTGCTATCGCTGCTGCTGCCCTTCTCTGGTGTACACCAGCGATGGCACATCATAAAACACGTATCACTACAAGTGACAACGTAGAAATTGAACCTTCGCATTGTGTCTTGGATGGAATTTTTGGAACGTGGAACTGTTGGTATACACCAGTACCCAAGCGTCGTGCCTGGCCGCCTTATCGCGATCATCAGCATCACCACTATCACCATCACAGGTCTACTTGGCACACTCCTTATTTCAGACCTAACGAGCATAACGAACACGGAACCCCCTGTTACTTCTACAAGAAAAACGGTTGGTGTTTCTAATTCAAGACAATAAAACCCCTACGATACTGTACTGTTAAATAATACTAATCATACCGATTAGTTTATGTTATCAACACAGTATCGTTTGCGTTTGGAAGCAATTTGTAAAGACATTGCTTCTGGCACAGAAGTTAGTTTAGAAGATATGATATGGGCAGAAAAATTAGGTAAAGCAAATACATCAGCAAGAGGAATGCTGAGATCGGCAAGGAGATTAAAATCCTCAGATGATGATTCTTTTCTTAACCACTTGGATATAGGAGACCCCGATTCAAGGAAGCATAAAAGGGGTTTCGGTGGAGCAGATGATATTGCTGATTGGTTCCATAATAATGATAGGTCAGACGATTGGAGACAACGTGATTAATTACCAGTGCCAGTGTTGGTATCCACTTCCATAATATCCTCCACCACCAGAAGATCCACTGCTTGATGAACTGCTAGAAGAAGAGGAACTGGAGCTAGAACTGCTAGAAGAACTGGAACTAGATTCAGAACTGCTGCCTGTTGATGTACTGTCATACGATGAACCTTGAGAAGTGGTTGATGTTGTAGATGAATCTCCTGTCGATACCTGTGCGTTACTTGATGTTGCTGCTTCAGTAGTATCTCCCGATCCACCTCCACTAGCAATCAATGCTGTTGAAGATCCACCGCCCTGTGCAGAACCTGTGGATGCTGTAGATTGAGAAGGTTTCCTGTAACTTGATACACCAATAAACTCCTCTGCAATAGTGGTAGGAGTTTTTTTGTGACCTTTTGAATCTACCTCTGCGTGTGGTAGATAACGACAAAGACGTTTGAATTCATTGAGGAAGTCAGTTACATATTCTTCCCTTATGAGGTATATATTTCTCTTTTTCTCATTTTTCTTTTCTTCTATTTCGAAATATGTCACTGCTCTACGACAGTCTTCCTTTGGTACGACAGTTCCATCTGACCTTACATATTGGAAATTCTCATTCACTACCATTCCTTCATCTAAAACTTTCTCACCTGTAGTTGCAAATATCTCTATAGATTCATAGTGACTGATTTGATCTACATCACCATAATGTTTTAGTGTGTAATTATATAAGTCTTGACGATTCATTGGCCAATCTTCATTTACATTAATAATATTGTTAATGATCAACACCATCCAGTCCAATCCAGAGTCACCATAGAATTTACGTGCCACTTGATCAGGTCTTTCACCTTCACCTATGGAATACTGTGTGAATCCTAGAAGACTTCCAAGAAGATGATCTTTTATTTTAATACGACGGAAGATGTTACGAGTCAGTTGATAAGGATGATTTCCTTCTTGAATCGTTCTGTTACGTACGTAAACTTTTGGTAAGTATTTGAAGTATGCCATTAACTTTGTACCATTTCTCTTGTAACAAATTGAGTCTCTTTAAAAGTTAACTCAAGGTTCATAGATACAGGACCGTAATCGTGATAGGTATCAGCGAGGTTCTTCAATGATATGTATCCTTGACCGTCACCAGCAGCATCAATTTTAAGGTCAGATAGTACAACTTTTGTAGGATATCTGACTAACTTTGAAATGCCAGCAGGTTTGATAGCAGAGAAAGAACCACTCTCAGATTCTGTTGCTTCAACTCTTACGATTGCAAGTCTAAAGATGTCTGGGATGTTTAAGTATCTTGCACCACCGATACTACCTCCACCTGTACCTAAGAATGTATCAGCAGCACCTGTAAAATCGTTTTCACCAGAAGAATATGTTGGAAGCATTCTTTCTCTCAATGTAGATACGATTCTATAACATTCTTGTGCTTCCTTAATGTTGCGAGGTGCCATTTTAAAGGAGAATGAATGTGATCTGTATTGCACACCACGGAATGTAACTTCCTGATATGGGTTGAAGATCTTCTTAGATGTGATCGCCATTAGATCATCACCAGTCAAGTTACTTTCAGAACCAAGTGCTGAGTTTACTGCACCTAACGCTGTTGCTGCTGTGTTCATCAAGAACTGTGGTTTAGCAGTACCAGCTAGTTTCTGTAATGCATCAGTAGCACTCTCAGGTGTAATCTCACCTCCCTGTGCCAGATTTGCTGCTGTTGATGCACCTGTTACACCTGCAACACCCAACGTAGCAGTCTCATAGTTTGCTCCATATTGTTCATTTAAGCCAGGAGGGAGGTAAAGATAAATAGTTTTGAACAAGCTACTAATATCGTTATTACCTGCTACTGGGTTCGTACCCGATGCTCCATCTCCCACCCAAGTGTATGGGTTAGCACTACCTGTACCTTGCGTTTTAAAGATTTGGATACGTAGGTAATCAATGTATTGAGTGTCAACAGTATCTTGCCCTCTGATATTATTTTTTGACTTACTCACTTGAGCTGGTAACTCTCTCGGATACACCAAAGGTGCACCACCGCCACTGGAAGTCGTCGTTACGTTATCATTTTCTATCTCATTTGCCATTAAAATGTCCTATAAAACGAAGCAAGGAAGATTCAAGCCACGCAATCCTGGCAAGTATAAAGGGGATCCTAGTAACATTATTTATAGATCTTCGTGGGAAAAGAAATTTATGCTATGGTGTGACTGTAATTTAAACGTTCTGGAGTGGGGTAGTGAAGAGATTGTTATTCCCTATCGGTCTCCCCTTGATCGTAGGGTTCATCGGTATTTTCCCGATTTTTATGTCAAATCAAGAGACAAGAACGGTTCGACCGTCAAGAGACTCATTGAAGTTAAACCTTATGCTCAGACTAAAGCACCGAAACCAGGACGTAAGACTAAGAAACTTCTAACAGAGATTGCTACTTGGGGTGTGAATCAAGCGAAGTGGAAAGCAGCGAAGGAATATTGTAAGGATAGACGATGGGAATTTTTGATATTAACTGAGAACGAACTAAAGGTATGAGCCTATTCGAAGACATAAAAGATCTTTCTGGAGGAAAACCACACGGTAATGTGTGGTGGAGAAATCAGCTGTTCTGGGCTCTCGAAGGTGCTGACGGTCCTATACCAACTACTGCTGTTACATTTACATATAGAGCAGAGTATGGAGAAAAGATGAGGTTTTGGGATAAATATCCTATGGTATATATTTTAGGGGAAAGTGGTCAGCACTTTTGGGGTGCAAATGTACACTATCTCCAACCAGCAGCAAGGAGTGCTGGTTTTAGTGTAGCAGCACCTCCCCAAACAATACATAAATACCTACGTAGTAATGTAATCAGTCCTCTAAAGAAGATCCCAGAGTCTGAATATGATGATATAGGTTTACTTCCAACTGAACAATGGATCTCCACTATCAATGGAGTTCAAGTACCTATCCCAAGTGCAATAGTGTATAAAAATTACCTCTAATGGCAACACCAAATTCATTTACAGTTTTTAAAGATATCACAGGCAACGGATATAATGAGCCAACGTTGGCAAATTTATACTCTGTTGAGTTTGGTTTACCTGCTATCATAGGTCATTTACCTGGTTTTGAAGTGGATGTACAGAGTTGGTATAATCATATGAATTATTTTGCTGACGCTGTAAGTATACCTTCACGAAACATCACTACAGGAGACATCAAGAACGTAGGAATTGGTAGGAAATATGCTACAGGACAGACAGAGAATCAGTTAACTATAAGTTTTATGTTGACAAAAAGTTCTTGGCACAGGAACTTCTTTGAAAAATGGATGCAGAAGATAGCACCAGACTCTGAGAATAGAGTTGGTTTCTATGATGATTATACGACTGATATATATGTTAGAAAGTGGGAACGTGGTTCCAACTATCTGAATCACGTCAAACAAGGTGGGACAGATTACTTTTCAAGAATGAACAAAGCTGTTGGTATCTATCAATTCGCTAAATGTTTCCCAGTTAATATGGGTGGACTAGAATTTAGTAACGATGGTGGCGGTGTCTTGAAGATGAATATGTTGTTCAACTATGAGAGATATAGATTCACAACCAAAGTTCAGAAACCTAAAGACTGGACTGAGGATAAAGTTATAACAGAGAATTTAGATGTTGCACAAGCGTTAGGGCTTGGAACTGATACAAACACTCAGTTTGGCATCTAAATAGTATTACTGAATTGTAAACCCTTAAATATGCCTTTACCAACCCTTAGCATTCCTGATTACGAATGCGTACTTCCATTTGGACAGAAAGTAACTTATCGACCCTTCCTAGTTCGTGAAGAGAAATTGCTCTATATGGCAATGGAGACTCAGAATCAGAAGGAAATGATTAAAGCGGTGAAAGAGATCATCAAGAACTGTACTAATGTCAAAAACGTTAACACACTAACAACATTTGATATTGAATATCTCTTCTTGAAGATTCGTGGTAAGTCTGTTGGAGAAGTAAGTGAGTTTAAAATCACTTGCCCTGATGATGAAAAGACTACTGTTGATGTGGAAGTCAACCTAGATGATGTAGAGATCCAAATCCCAAAAGATCACTCCAATAAGATTAAACTAAATGATGAAATTACTTTGACGATGAAGTATCCTTCATTAGATTCTTTCGTTAAGAATAATCTAACTGATAATCCTGGCATCGATGATGTGTTCAAACTAGCAGCAGATTGTACTGATACTATCGCTGAAGGTGATGAACTACACGAAGCAAAAGATTACAAGAAAGCAGAACTAATTGCATTCTTTGAAGGTATGAACTCCAAACAGTTTGGTGATGTTCAGAAATTCTTTGAGACTATGCCTAAGTTATCTCACGAGATTGAGGTGTTCAATCCAAAGACTGAAGTTAAGAGCACTGTTACATTGGAAGGACTAGCAGCTTTTTTCGAATAGCCCTAGCTCACGACTCTCTATTGAACTTGTATGAGGTTAATTTTGCCCTTATGCAACACCACAAGTACAGTCTAACTGAACTTGAGAATATGATGCCTTGGGAAAGAGATGTGTATGTGAACTTGTTAATCAGGTATCTTCGAGAAGAAGAAGCGAGACAGAAACAAGCACAGGGCACACAGACCAACTTATAGATGGCAGCTTTAAAGATCAGATCCTTTTTACCCGCGAAAACCACTGGTGATATTCGCACTGATCCTGCAGCCGCAATGACAACCTCTATTAACCGTCTTGGGTTTGTTGTAGAGGATATGGA